AGTATTCATGCCTGCTCCTTGACGAGTTTTCTTCGGTGCGCCCTCTACATAACCGCCACCTTTACGCATAGCCATTTGTTAATCTCCTAATAATTTCAGTTTCAAGATCTTCAGGTCTTGGAGAACCTGTCTGATAATACTCTATCGACAGGTTCTCCATCATATCGAAGTACTCCTCCTCTGTCAAGTTAGAGTACAGTTTACGTCCCTTACAGTAGATATTGTAAGACTCGTCAGCCATCTCAAATCACTCTTGTCTTTTCGTGACCGACTCTGATACGAGGATCGCACCAGATTTCAAAACCTGCTTCCTTTGCATCCAGACAGAATGATACATCCTCTCCACACATATCCTGTACTGCACCAGACTCAAAGACTTGCATCTTTGGTGCAAACCAGGGATACTTCATGTCTTCGTGCTCAAAGACACCGTGTTTAATCATCAACCATCCAAATCCAGCATAATCAACTGTAAATGGTTTACGACGCTTCTGAATACTTTCGAGTGTCTCATGATTCATGACTCCACCATTATTTGCAAAGTCTTCCTCATCTAACCAGTGTGCAACGGAAGTCGTTCTTCCATCTTCTGTGCAATACCAACCACTGGCAATGTCCTTGTCCATCAGAACCAACTGATAGAACTTTTCGGTATTAAAAACAATGTCACTATCAATCCACAACTGATAGTCATACTTTAACTTCCCGTCCCAGGGAATCTGGTCAGGTCCTCTCAGTACATTCGCACCCAGACACTTGCATCTTGCAAAATTCACCATCGATGAATAGTCTTGGGAAATCTGAATACTTGCTCCGTTTTGTACAAGATCAAAACACAATTGCACAAAATTTTTCAGATATGTATATGAGACTCCACGTCCAGGAAGACAAAAGACAATTGCCTTTCCTCTGATCATCTCTTTTGCTTTATCATAGTCCCACTCTGCTTCGCTTTGTGATGGTGTGGGTGCCTTTGCTTTTACGGTAAATCCTTTAGCCATAATAGAGTGTAATTACATCAGTTATCATACAGTATTATCTAGTATAAGTCAATCTTCCTTCACTTCGGTTATCACGATACAGTCTCCTTCAACTTCCATATTCACTGTGGTGCCTTCGTACCACCCAAAATCATTCAGTATCCACTCCGGAATCGTCACATAATACTCTCCAGTTATTGGATCGACTTCTACGGTTGTAAAATTTTCTCCGGGATTTTTTTGCATCTCTCTGTTTTCGTTCATTGATTTTATATAGCGAAAAAAATTTTTAAGAGTAAGAAATTATTATTTCTTTTTCTGATAAACCCACCTACCATTTTGTTTTATCCATGTAGTACCATCAGCACGAGTTCTAATAGTTCCATCTGGCAATGTATTCCAAGAACTTCCCTTTAATCCTTTATTCCAAGGAGGTTTATCAGATGGAATTAAAATCCACTCACCATCTTTCTTGATATACTTCGTTGGATTATGATTACCATATCTTGGATGTTGTCTAATTGTACCCTCTGGTAAACCAACCATTTCCATGTTTTCTTTATGTGTCCCCCACTTTAAATTTTTATAATGATTATTTCTATTATTACTATCTAAATGGAGAACCTCTTTATGTCCCTCAGGATTAGGAACAAATACTTCTGCAACTAATTGATGAATACTTTTTTTGATTTGTTTCAAAAATTTTCCATTTTCATCCCGTATTGAAATGTTAATACATTCATATTGATGTTCTGGACGACCTGGACGACCCCTGTATGCGGGTTTTAGATATATCAATCCATATTCGTTAACCTCGCCGTACTGACCATTTCTGTCACACTTGCCAGGAGCTCGATATGCTTTGCCGTCCTCAGTAATATAATATCCAGGGTACTGAGTCTCTTTCATATTCTCGGGAATTTTTATAGGAGGAAAATTTAAGGGTCTTGAATTTTTCAATGCATTTTTTCTTGCCCATTCTCTTTTATACTCTTTTCTTTTTTGCAAATCCTTATAAGGCATAATTTTATGTGCGGAATTTTTTTGTTCTCGTAGTTTTTATGATTGCATTTTAGCATATAATATAGATGCCTTTCGTAACACTTTGTAGACTAGGGGGACCCATGGGTTTTATATACACGGCGGCGACCGCCCCCAGGGGGGGACGGCGGGGCACTGCTGATTCACGAACGAATGGCGGTCACTCAAAGCAGGGGATCTTAGCGACTGCCTCATCATGGAAGGTCTCAGCGAACACCCCAGCAATGAGAGCGGCGCTGTGTGCTGTGCCCTGTAGGGTGTTGCTGCTGACCCACCCCTGCTGACGGGTGCTGATGTCAGAGGCAAGGCGGAAGCAGGTGGGGTTGCGCTTGGTCATGGGTCGGTGTCGGTTGCTTTGGAATTGTAGCACGAATCAGAACGCAATGGGGTCAGCAGTCGGGGCATTGATTTCGGCAAAGTGCTGGGCACACTCTTCGATGCCCTGGGTTTCCAGATCGGTGGCGATGGTGTCCAGGATTGCCAGCAGTTGGGTTCCGTCAGCGGCGCGGTTCAGGAGAGCGGTAGCGAGGTCGCGGGTCATGGTAGGATTACGGGTTGAAAGGGTGGCAGTCTTTGAGGGCGCTGCCTTCCCATTGGTTCAGAGGTCTGCCAGCATCTCATCCAGGGCAGCGGTGTCGATCGTGCCATCCATCCAGCGGGCACCGTCAGGGGTCATCTGCCCGAACTGACTTTCCAGGCGGGGGATCAGGCGATCATAGGAATCATACTGACGGGCAACCTTGTAAAGGTTCTCATCATTGCTCAACCACAGGGCGACATTCCAGGTTGCCCAGTTTGCCCATCCGTTGAAGGTCTGTGCGGTCATGTCGTTTCGTTTGACTGAAGTCAGTATAAGGGGTAAAGGGGTCGCCCAGGGGGCATGAGTGGACAGCACGCTCACTGGCACACAAACTTCGCGTTGTTGAAGTTAGCATGACTGAAACGCTCACGATTGACCAGTTTCATTGTACCAAACTCATTGCTGTAGACATAACCTTCGGAGTCAATTCGATCAGATCCAATGTAAGCAGCAGGACCATCATTGCGGCAAAGGAAGAGTGCATCATCTTTGATAGATTTGATCAGTTTCCAGTAAGCAATCAGAGTGTAATCACAATCAAATGCATTATCATCAATCTCCACACCTTCACGGATACACTTATTCAGTTCCTGCTTAAGTTGCTTTGCTTTCTTCTCATCAACAAAGGTCACATTCTGTGCCATTACTTTAGCGAACTGAATCACCTCGGAAAGGTCACCAAACGACCCTGCACACTTGGTATAATCACCAGAGAAGATGCGTGCCTTGGGTTTCACAAACTTACAGTTATGTCCGTCCTCCAGGTTAACAGTCAGAGGGATTGCCCAACTATCACGGAGGTCATCATTTGCCTCATAACGGGTATGGGGAGCAATGATAATTTCTTCGTGAATTACTTCTCCGAAACTGTAAGTGATAGTGTTGGGAGTGTATTCAGACTCTCCGCCAAATCCAATAAAATCCCCCTGATAAATGGAGTCTGTAATAGGTAACCAATCAAAACAAGCGTGCAGAATTTTTGCAACTTCGCCTGTGTGGTTTTGATCGATGTCCGCATGGGATTCGTTGATCTTAATCTTTACTTTGTTGAAGACACTTTTGGTGCCCACGAAGAAATTACCCGTGGCAGGATTGCGACCCCAGACAATAGCGGGAGCGCCGTCGATCTTCACGGACAGGGTGCCTGCTGCCTCAAACCAATCCAGAGCGTTGAGGTCACCCGTGAGGATGGTGTCTTCGGGGTGTTCGATGTGCTTGTTTTGTGTCATGAGAGTATTATGGCAGGTCCTGGGGTGCTTTGGGGGGTTTGGTGGACAGTGTGCCAACTGGTCGGGCAGCCGACCTGGGTATAAAGAAAGGGGACACGAATGCCCCCCTATTTGTTATGCAAACATGAAACCATTGGTGAAGTCGTATTCGTTATAGACAGGACCAGTGATTGCAGTCTGTCCGATGAACTTGTGGACATACCACTTCCAGTCCCGTTGAAATACACCTTCGCCCTTAATACCATGCTCGGAGAGAATAGCATTCAGGCGCGACTTGGTGGTGACAGACTGATAACCACCGTCGAAGATTTGAACGAAGTCATCACCAACGGTGGCAATGTGGTTGCCGAACAGATACACTTTCGACTCGTTAGTTTCAGGATCGAAAGTAACAGAAGTGTTGCCAGATTGCCAGTTCAGGTTGTTAGAAATGGCATTGTTCATTTCCCGTTCGATCTTACGCATGAGAAGTGGAGTTGTTTGACTTGAGAATACAATACACGATCTGGGGGGCAATGGGGAGAATGGTGGACACTCCCCCGACTGTCACCCCAGGAAGGTGGCAGGGTTGCCGTAGTCTGCGATATGGTGTCCGTTGTGACGGATCTCAGCGTAACCGAACTCCTCTGCCAGGTCCAGGCAGATCAGGTAGGCACGGTCCAGGTCACAGACGGACTCGGACTCGTAAGGGGCAGAGGGGACCAGAACTTCGTAACGCATTGGGTTTGCTTGATTGTCCCCATATCCTACAGCACCCTTCCGCCGATTCCAGGGGATGAGTGGACACCCTGCCAACTGGTCGGGCGGCCGAAAGTTAGTTATACTTAAGGCATCAAATCCTCCAACATTTCGTCATCATACAAATCCAGGATTTCTTCTTTGATTTCTTCCTCTGTGCAGGATTGATACGAATCCATTAACAAATCATGTGCCAATACCATGAGAGTGTTTAGATCCATGTCCTCAATGATCTTCTCACAGTAGTTGTACTTAAACTGTGCAAGTTGTTCTTTGTTCATTGTCATTTGAGAATGTTGTGAGAATTAAAGAAAGTAACAACACTTAAGATCTTAGAGATATGCTCTTCTTGATCTTCGTTGAGGTTGATGTTATCGTAGGGAGAAAGAATAGTCTCCATTCCTTCATTCACAAGATTCTGAAGGATAGCAAACTGTTCATCAGTTAAGTTAATAGTGTAACTCATTTCAGACAGAAGGATTCACAGAGATTTCTTTGATGTTTAGACCACAGAGTTGATTGTAGACACGGTTGCTGATAAGATCACAGGCACGAATTGCCTTGGATTTCTCATACCAAATGGTCACACATCCGTCATTGGTCTCAACACGAACTCGATAGTTTTTCATCATCAGTAATCGTAGTTAGAGTTGATGTAATTCTCTACATTGAACTTCTCTTCTTTCTCCCATTCTTCTTTATACTCAATGACATCGAAGATTTCACCAGGAGCATCAGCAATCTCAGACCAGAGTTCATCAAACATGGGTCAATTCCCGAACACTTGAATACAATACACGATTTTGGTGTCCTGTGGGGGTTTAGTGGACACCTCCCCAACTGGCACAGGGGGTCGGCCGCCGCGAGTATAAAGAACTCACGGGGAGTTAGGTATACTCAGTAGCGCGAATCGTTGAGGTAAGGGTTATAAACCTTCTCAACTTCCTCCCACTGGGCATCAGTCAGTTCGCCACATTGTGCTTCCATGAAGTCATAAACCATGCCCCAATCGGCATCGGTTTCGTAGCAGAACTGCGGCAGAGATTGCAGAGCAGAGTAGAACAAATCGGTTTCGTTTTTGGACATGAGAATACAATACACGATTTTGGGGGGAACTCAACCCCCCTTGTGCCACTAGTCAGACTGGCACAACGACGCCAGCAATAATCATAACCTTGCGGACATCTTTGTAGAATTCCTTACACTCAGGCACGAACACATTCATTACCCAAGCATAGAAAGTCTTGGCACCATCGATGACACGAAGCACGAACAATTGCGTGCGTTCGGTCATATTGTGCTCTTGCCACTTCTCGGCAACGATGATAGCAACGGCAGTCAAAAATGCACAGAAGATCTGTACACTATCCATGAAAGTGTTGTAGTGTTTCTTATAATCAATCTCGGTCATCATCTCCACGAAAGCATCAACGGGAGGGAAGGATTTGGTCAGTTCCATTGTTGTTTTGAGAAAAGGATTGTGGAGGGAAAATGTAGCGAATTCCCGACCACATAACCAATGTAGAGCATAACCAACCCCACGTCAAGGGGTCCGGACCAGTTTCCCAATTGGCACAGTGATATGAATTCGTATCAGAAATTATTAATCTGCAGAATATGATACGAATTCATATCAGAAGTTTACACCATGTGCCAATCTACGAACTGGCACACTACCAGTCCAGCTCGAATTCTTTTACTCTAACATGAAGATCTTCATCAGATTCTAGATCTAGCAGTTCTCTCCAATTGAGATCTTCTAGTTCTAAATCACTGTGACACATGATGTCTAGTGTAACTGTAACTAGGCGTTTGCTATGTATCGCGGGCATGTGATTCTCGTGCGATGTTTATTATGCGTAATGCCTGTACGCTAGCGCATCATAATCATGCGAATCTCGTGCATACTCATCATCAATCTCGTATGTATCTTGTATAGTGTATGATGTATTATGCATATGATACTCATAGATCTCGTCGAGATCTTGTGCATAAAACTCGTTGCTATATGTATAATCGATCTCGTAGTCGTCGTACATGATTCTCGTCGAGATTGTGTATGCTTTATGATTATACTGATATCTCGTCGAGTTGTCAAGTCTCGTCGAGATCCATAACATTTATTTATAAGATCTCGTCGAGTTTTGTGTGGGTTCTGTGATTTTTCGCGGGCGTGTGACTTGACAAACTGCGGGTCTTATGCTAACCTCGCTTAGCTTGCATCAGGGAGACACCTTTCTATAATGATTAGAAGAGGATTAGAAGACCTTTACGATACGAATAATTATCATCATAAAAAACAAAGTTTAATATTTATTCTTATATTAAGGGAGTCATAATAATAATCTTGCAAAGTATAGTATAATAGTATCAAATAATATATAAAGTATAGCGTATCATAATCAATATGTCAACTGGAAGCATCTATCTCATCATCAACAAACAAAACGGACACAAGTACGTCGGACAGACCACTCAAACAATCAACAAGAGATGGGCTCAACATATACAAGAAGCACGCAAAATGAGTGGATATCCATTACACCGTGCCATTCGTAAGTATGGTTCTCATATGTTTATGATAAGAGAACTGTGTGAATGTAGTATTGATGAGTTAGATGAAAAAGAAAAACATTATATTAACGCATACAACACCTTTAATGATCCACAACACTATAATGCTAAAGACGGTGGAGATAGTCCTATATTAAATGAAGAAACTAAACAGAAGATATCAGAAACAAAATCTAAGTTAGTTCATACAGAAGAACACATTAATAACATATCTACTTCACTGAAACAACTGACAAAAGATGAACCTTGGGGATTTCATTTAGCAGAGAATAGAGGTAGTGGTATTACTTCACGCTGTAAAATGAGAGGTATCAATATAGAAACTGGTGAAGAAAAGATATGGAATAGTGCTAGTGATGCTGCGAAAGAAGTAGCAGGTGATAGTAAGTATAACCACAATATCTTAAAATCTGCCGATAAAGGTTGGAAAGCATATGGATACAGATGGCAGAGATTAGGTCCTAAAAGTAATAAGAAACAAGTATATGGTATCAATAAAATTACTTGGGAACAAACTCAGATTTATGAGAGTGTACGTGCGGCAGTGAGAGAAATTAAACCGACGGCAAATGAGAAAGGTTCTGGTATATTAAAATCTCTCAAAAATCCAAATAAGAATAGTTGGATGGGTTACTACTGGTTTTATTTCTCATCATAAACACACTCTCTACTCTTCACATAGGTCAATTGCTTCCAACTCTCTGGATAACACACTACAAGAGTATGATACTTACTATGAATAGGACAGTGTTCCACATCCTCACTATGCTTATCCTTGACTCCTATCTCTATGGTAAGATAAGAACTATCCATAAAGTAAATCCATCCTTCTACTGGAAACTTATCTCTATTCCATTTAACATAATCATTCAACTTGGGGACATAAGACATTGCATTAAAGGATTGAGATTTAATTGCATTGCAGAATACGGAGTCGTATTCTTTAACTCTACCTGATCTCCTTGCTTGGAGGAGTTAATAGGGGCATGGTAAGACTTTGTTTTTGTATTATAGAATCCCCAGATACAACGAACCTGATCACCACTATTGTAATGAAACCGACGCTTATAAAGAATCCAGATAGCAATAACATTGTTCTTAAAAGGTGAGAACTCATAATACATTCCCTCTGGTGGACTATGAAATTCTGGTAATACGAAGTCTTTGTGGACTAACTCCTTCACTGAGTTTTTGGTCATAGATCCTTTTACAATCTTCCTGTGAGACATTATCCGCAAGGGAATACCAACCAGTCGTTTGTTCTTCCTCTAAACGATAACGCTTGTCTTCTTTAACATTAAATCCTTTTGCCATAATCGTTAGGTGGTAAACGAATCAATAATACCAGACTCATAATCATCCTTAAGTTCGAACTTCTGAGCATTGATAACACTAGGCATAATCAAATGATTGTACTCACTATCATAAGTCTCTTCTTGTGATAGAATAGTAAATGCCTCAGTATCATTCTCCGCAATCAGGTTAATCACACCACCATACTCGGAAGAAGGAAATGGCACCCAGTAGTCTACAATGTATAAAGATTTCATCTGTCTGTGTAAATTACTCCTCAATTCTATTATAATTTTGAGTTCCTGTCAATAGGTGTAACTGCCGTTGGAGTTCATACTTGACCGGAAGAAGATGGGAGGTTAGAAATCCTTGATACTGTAGGTCCTTTGTTAGATTGAGAAGATTGTCAATTTGCATCTGTGCCAGAATGATTCGTTCTTTGTTTGTCATAGGAATTCTGCCATGTAATAATCAACAGTGACTTCGAGTTCGGCAGCTTTCTTTTCTAACAGAGAAGTGGTATACTCCTTTGCTTTCAGATAATCTTCGTGCTTTTGGATTTCGGTATCGGAATGTTTCATGAAATCAGAGAAGGATTGGAGGAATTGGCGAATGTCTTCATCATTCATATCAGTAAGTCTGAGCACTGGTCAACTTGGAATGTAGAGTGAGAAGTTCGGGCAAGTCAAGAATATCAGACCATTCCTCCACATCACGACATTCCATGAATGTAAGAAGAGCTCTGATTTCTTTCTGTGTCAGTGCAATCATTTCCATTAGAACAAAGACAGTTGGTTGAATTGTAGGTGGTCATCACAGGAATCATCGTCCTGCAGATCAATCATAGCAGTATCAGTGTGGGTCAGGAGTTTGTCGAAAAGAAAATTAACAAACTCACGATCTTCCTGAGTGATCATTGGGTTCCTCCCCTGTTGTTGTTCCTATTATAGGATCAGAATGACGGGACCACATCGTTTCTGAGTCCAGTTTCCGAAGTGTCCATTCCCTCCATGATGGTACTCAGTTTGTGATACAGTGCCTGGGCACTTCCGTATTCTCTGGCAATCTGATTCTCATCACGGTTCTCCAGTAACTGAAGTGCCGATAGAATCACACCTAGTTCATGAACATTTAATCTTACTTCTGTTTCGGTCATTGGAAAAATTGAGTAACTAAAACTACAATCAGAGCAAAAAAGTAAAACATCAGCAGGAACAGGGGAAATATTCCTGAGGTTCGGTCAGAAAGTCGGTCACCTCATAACCAATATCAAGACGTGCCGCAACAGTCTCAACCATTTCCTTCTTGCTCATCAGACGCACCGACTTGGGTTCTCCCAGAAACTTGAGAGTATAAACAAACTTATCGGTCAGAATGTTGTGAGGGCGAAACTCAACAACCATTGCTTCGGACTTGCCCTTGGAGGTCAGTTGCATTGTGGGGGTCCTCTCCCTTGATTACCTTCTTATTATAGGGCATCCAGAGCGGTTTCAAGGGGAGTCTGTGACGGTTCTTCAAGTGCCACACGATTCCTTGTCATATCAGCATAGTTGCTATCAATATCAAAACCAATCCATTCACGATTTAATTCTTCAGCAACAACAGCAGTTGTACCTGAACCCATAAAAGGATCGAGCACTAAATCACCCTCTTCTGTGGTAAGTTGAATACAGTTTCTAACAAGTTGTGGAGGAAATGGTGCTGGATGCTGCTTCTGTCGTTCAGGATTGATTACCCATACTTCACCTCTGTACGCAGGATCTACAGCATTACGAAATACTTTTGGTTTCTTTTTACAGAACCAATAGATATGTTCGGTGCAAGGAACAAGAACATCATTGCGAAGATTAGGAGAGTTTCTTCTATCCCATATGATAAGTTGATAGAGTTGAGCATCACTCTGACTAGTAAAGTCAGTGGGTAAGTAACAACGGTTCTTATACCTTCTAGGTTTGTGATTAAAGAATATAGACCCATCAGGTTTAATGATGCGATGACATTGATTGAGAAACTCTATCATCCAAGCCTGATATTCATCCTCGGGCATATCATCACCATAAGTGTTATAATCAATCTGAAACTTACCCCAAACTTGATTGCCTGGTTTAACCTTACCAAGCAATCCTTTTTTATTGTACGGTGGAGATGTTACGATACAATCAATAGAATCATCTTCTATCTCCTTCATACCTTCGATACAGTCTTTATTAATAATCATTGGAACAAGTTACGGTGAATATGCCACAGAACATTATAACGATTGCTAGGATTACGCTTACCTTCACGCTGAAAGTGAAATAGAGATTTCTTACCCAGTTTTAGATGAATACCACCACTGAGAAACTTCCACTCTGCTTCTTCAATCTTATCAATAATCTGCTCATAAGTCAACTCATATTCAACATTATTCTTTATATCGTTGTAAATTATGTGAGTGATGTTAAAACCGTTACGAATAATAAGATTTACAACTTCCTTCTTATTAGTATCAAGAAACTGCTTGAATGCAGTTACATATTTCTCATCAATCTGTTTAATAGAACGCCTATCTTTACCGTTATAATCATAGTCACGGGATCCACAGAAGTGTTTAATAAACTCAGCAGCGTCGCCGCTAATACCCATAGACTTAATAAAGTGTTTCTGTGTAGTTAGGTGTACCTGAGTAGAGGAACCACTAGCATTTTTAATACTTTTATTATCCAAACCGTTAGAACCATCAACTTTAGTTCTAGAACCACCAATCTGTGTTAGACCGTGAGCTTCACATATTTTATTCTCTTTCTCTCCAGAGTATTGCTCACGGATTCTGTAACCTTGTTCTGCTGTGAGAGGCATGGATTGTGTCTCTTGATTACCTTCTTATTATACTGCCTGCATCAGGCGATTGGGGAAGGACTGGACCACTTTGGGGACTGGCACACCCTCCACATCCATCAGGTACATTTCAAATAACCTTTCTTCTTCTTCCCGTGCCTCAATCTCATGTGGTTGATACCAATACTCCCAATTCTCTACGGGTTGTTTAGAATAACACAATTTTCCGTATCGAAACCGCAGGGAACCACGTATCCACTGTGCCAGATGGGTCAGTTCATGCAAAAGAGTTTTTATATACAAGTCCCGATCCATATGGGTGTCCATTTCGATCAGAAAGTGCCGTGGACGATAAGATTCACCGACCACATCACAATATCCATTCACACCCTCACGTTTCAGACCACGATGAACAATCTCCACCGTGATTTTGTGACGTGAAAAGAACTTATTCAGAAACCAAGAGGTAACATCCTCACAGAGGACTTTAGAATAACCGTATCCGCTAATGTCGAGAATAGACATGAACCCCAGTGAAGAAACCAAACAAAAGAACCAACAAAAATGAGTTTATGCGTTGCAGTCATGTTTCATTCCCATCAGTTTACCATAAATCTTGGCATAGAACATCTGAATCGGTTTCTCATTGTCATCAGTAATTTGTTTTCTTACAAGTTCCATCAGTGCCTCAACTTCCTTTGCAGTAAGGTCGGCATCAATGTTGTGTTCGGTTACTTTCATGCCCAGGCACTCATAAACTCATCCATACTGAATATCTCATCAGTACCAGTCTCTTCTACCAACTCATCATAAGACATTTCTTTCAGCATCTCCAAGTATTCTTCGGGTGTTGCATCTTCATCAGGGTCGAAATCATCATGGCAGAGAAACACATACTCATTGTAGAGTGCGTCGATTAGTTGTTCTTTTGACGGGTTCATTTTCTTTGTTGAGATGATTAAACCAAGGGGAAAAGAGTGCTAGTGCTGCCCATACAACACTAGCAAGAATGATGAGAATGTATATCATCGCTGATACAGATAACCACCAGCCCAGTCAGCATTTTCCAGCAACCATTCACGATCACTGATCAATCGCAGATCGTAGCGAACACCTTTGGCAGGAGATTTCCAACTAGCAGACTTATACACTTCGCCAGACTTACGATCAACGAAAGCATGGACAGAGCGAGAACCATCAGGAGTTTCCATGATCAGTTTGTGATACTTACGACCGCTCTCAATGTAGAACTTATACTCGGGAGCAGGACGACCAGCAATAGAACCATGATTGCGCTGCTTGAAGTTATCCATCAGAGCATCACAGAGCATCAGAGACCACTTGCGAACATTCAGTTCGATAGTGTTACGGGCGTCCTGCTGGGCAGCGTAGTCAGCGAAGGTGGTGGGCATTGGTTTGTTGCGTATGAACCTATTATAGGGGCATATGGGGGCATTTCAGCGCCTTCTGTACCAGTTCCTCAACTGGTCAGGTCATCAATTTGTTTTTCCAGTTGACGCAAAACACCTTCCCTAGTGTATGCTCCAGTAGCATTCTTGCGTCGTTCCATTTCTTCTTCAATCTTTCGAGTGATAGAAGCATGACGGCGGATCTCTCCACCCATCATCATTTGACTCTTCGTTTGTTGCATACAGAACTGTAATTGAAACAGTTCCATGTCATCCAGTTCAAGCATAATAATTCCTCAATAAACAAGTTCAGTTGCTACTTCCCAGTAGTAGTCGTCTTCTTCAAGCACACCCATCCAATCTTTAGGGTCTGTTTCATAGATTTTAATCTCCCGAATCTCATCAATCAACTCAGACAAATCCATCGAATAACCCTCAAGTTGTTTGATTATTGTAGCATAAGGCGGACTAAACCGCTAGTGCTCCTTCGGGGATTTCTTGTCCTTCCATGTAGGTTTCACGCCAGGAACAGGTATCATAGCACAACCAACCGCTCAGTTGAGTATAAACATACGAATACTCTTCGCTGTTCTGGAGATACTCACCCAGGTCCTTATCAAGACGAGGACTAGGATCACGATCGCCACGGACAGAATAATACTGAGGTCCATAAACTCCCTTCACACCACTATCATCCCAACGCTCATCAGTCCAGCAGGAAGACATATCGCCACCGTCAATCAGTTCGGAAGCAAGAGACTTTCCGTTGTAATGGGTTTTCAGGATGCGACCCAACCACTCAGGATAACCATCCCAGTGGTGATAAACAGAGAGTACAGAACCGTCTTTAAGTTCAAGACCAATGCGAGCACGGGTTGCCATTGGGGCGTCTGTCGATTACCTTAGTATTATAGGGCATAAAAAAGGGGCGTTGCCGCCCCGTGGTCCAGTTCTCAAACTGGTTCAGTCATCATAAACTCTACACTCAGAAGCATCAGGATGTGTGTCACAATACAACTCAAGTGGAGTGGGATCGTGTGATTCACCAGGGTGGTTTTCTTTATATGCTTTCAGTGCTTCTAGTTCTTCTTCAGTGTGGCGACGTGACTGTGGTGAAATAGTCGGATCACTCAGAAGTTCCTCATCTTTCTGAATGTGTTTGTCGATGTTTTCCATAGTTTTGTATCGGGATAATACTTATTTATTTTAAGATGATTGTTTTGCTTCCAGACTTCGCACCATCAATTCAGCAAACTTTTCCATTTTGTGGGCAGAAACTGTCTGTGGGGCATAAGTAATCGCCTCTTTCAGGGCATTTAACTCCATAATTTCCTCTTCGGTAAGGATTTCAGTACCAGTTTTTGCGAGAGTCATGAGTGTCTTGCGATGTAACCCAATGTTAGCATTCTATAACATAAGTATCTAGAAACTTAATGTTTTCTTTGGGATTGAGTTACA